TTACCGGCGGCCGGAGCGGGGCCGCGCGTATGCGCTCGGCTTTGACTCGGCGCAGGGAATCGACGTCAACGAAGGCGAAGGGCAGGCCGATCCGGATTACAGCGTGGGCCAGGTGATCGACCGGGACACGGGAGAGCAGTGCGCCGTCCTCCGGGCGCGCATGATGCCGGGCGAGACCGGAAGGTACATGGCCGCTTTGGGCAAGTTCTACAACCTGGCGCAGATCTGCGGCGAGCGCAATCCAGGCGGCGGCGGCGTATCGGCGCTGGAGGCCATAATCAACGCGGATTATCCGGCCGCTCTGCTCTACCACCGCTCGGTACAGCCCGATCAGCATCCGCAGGTTCGCTCGGACCGCATCGGGTGGGACACGACCGGGGTCTCGCGGCCGATCCTGCTCTCGATGCTCGACGAGGCCATCCGGGCGGGGGCGCTGCACGTTCACGACCCGATTACACAACAGGAACTGCTGACCTTCATCATCCAGCCGAACGGCAAGCCCGAGGCGCAGCGCGGCTGCCATGACGATTGCGTGATCGCGCTGGCGCTGGCTCTGGTGGTTTGCGAGCGGATGCCGAGGCCGCGCCCGGAGCAGAATTCGCGGGTGGCGCCGGTGCTGACGCGGTACGGCCAGAAGCCGGACGAGGACGCGCGCGGGCGAATCGTGCGGGTGAAGGGCTTCTGAGCGAGTGACGCTGAAGCCAATCACGCTGCGGCAAGCCGCGGCCTTCATCGAAGAGAACCACCGGCACTGCGGCGCCCCGCGTGGCTGGAAATTCGGTATTGCGCTCCACGACGACCGCGATGAGCTCGTCGGGGTAGTGATCGTGGGCAGGCCTGTGGCGCGCTTGCTGGCCGACGGTTTGACCGCCGAAATCGTGCGTTGCTGCGTGCGCGAAGGCGTGGAAAACGGCTGCTCCCGGCTTTACGGAGCGGCACGGCGAGCGGCTCTCGCGATGGGCTACCGCAGGATCGTGACGTACACGCTCGCCTCCGAGCCGGGCGCAAGCCTGCGGGCGGCGGGCTTCGCCGAGGCGGCGCGCGTCAAAGCGGAGTCGTGGGACAGGGCGAATCGCAGGCGCGAGGCCGGCGACTGCCTGCCGAAGATCCGCTGGGAGATCGCCGCGTAACCAGTCGAATTCAAATCTGATGGCGATCGAGATCAAAAAGAGCCGCAAAGGGCTGCTGCACAAAAAGCTCGGCGTGGCCGCGGGCGAAAGAATTCCCGCGGGAAAGCTGCAGGCGGCGCTCCACTCAAAGAGCGAATCGCTGCGTAAAGAAGCGCAATTCGCCGAAAACTCGAAGAAATTCAAACACTCCAAATGACGCAGGAAGACTTCCAATTAAAGTGGCCGCAGGCCGAGATCGACCGCATCGGCAACCGCGTGCTGCACGATTACCGCGCGGCGATCGCGGATCATAACCGGCGCATGGCGAAGTGGCGCGAGTACATGCGGCGCTGGCTGGGCTCGGCGGATCTGCCGGACGAGGGCGAGGAGCAGGCCTCGAACGTGCCGGTGCCCTACGTGAAATGGAACATTTTCACGAAATGGGCCAAGGAAATGGACGCGCTTTTCGGCGACGACGCCGAGATCGTGGCGGTGCCCGTGGGCGCTTCCGATTACCGGCGCGACGCCAAGATCGGCAAATACATGACGTGGCGGGTGTTCAATTCCATGAAACTGACCAACCCGTTCTCGGTTTTCGTGCTGCGCAAGATTCTCTTCGGACGCGCGGTGGCGTATTCGCCGTGGAAGCGGGACACCTTCGAGGTGGGCGGCAAAGAAGTGGTCGATTACGAGGGGCCCGATTTCTGCCCGCTGTGGCCCGACGATTTCATCGTGCCCGCCGAGGAAGTGAACAGCCTGCACGAGTTCAGCTTCGTCGTCCGGCGCTACCGCACCACGCCCGACGATCTGCTGAAGGGCGAGCGCGACGGCCGCTATCAGGGCATCAAAAAGAACTTCCAGAAGATCGTCAATCTCGCGAAGCACGGCATCCAGCGCGACTTCGAGGGCGAGGAAATCAAGCTCGAAAAGGACGAGGCCGAAGGCATTCTCTACCAGCGGCCGCTGTCGAGTGGCGAATGGGTGACGGTGCTCGAGTGGTACGGCAAATGGCGTCCGCTCAAGAAGAGCGCGCGCGACGGCGACGAATGGGATTTCTCGAAGCGCGAGATGGAGACGCGCGAGTTCGTGGTGCGCTATCTGCCCGATCTCCACATGGTGATCGGGGTTCAGGATCTGGCCGAGCTCTATCCGACCAAGAAGAAGCGGCGCCCTTTCGTCGAGTCGTCGATGGTGAAGGACGGGCGCTACTGGTCCGAGGGATTCGCCCAAATGCTGATCGATCTCGAAGACGAGCTCCGGACCAATCACGATCAGGCGACCGAGGCGGGCCAGCTCGCCAACAGTCCGGTGCTCGGCTACCGGCCGGCCTCGGGCTTCAATCCCGAGACCTTCAAGGTCGAACCGGGCATGGCGATTCCGCTCGACAACCCGGCGACCGATCTCATGCAGATCAAAATCCAGCCCAACGTGGAAGTGGCGCAGTGGAAAGAGCAGTGCGTGCTGGCCTACGGCGAAAAGCTCACCGGCATGAGCGACCTGCAGATGGGGCGGCAAAGCGATCGCCCCAACGCGCCGCGCACGGCGAGGCAAACGGTGGCTTTGCTCGAAGAGGGCAACGTCAGAATCTCGCTCGACTCGAAGGTGCTGAGGGAAGACATGGCCGAAGTGCTGGCGCACTTCTGGGATCTGGAGTATATGTTCAGCCCGGAGCAGACCTTCTTCCGCGTGACCGAGGAGGACGCGGACGGATTATTCGAAGTCAATAACGGCGGCTCGATCCTCACCATCGAGGACCGCGACGGGCGCTACGATTTCCGGCTGCAGTTCGCGAATTCGGTTTATTCGAGGGAAGCGAAAAAGGAGCAGGCCCTGGCGCGCTATCAGCTGGACCTGCAGAATCCGCTGATCGCGCAGAACCCGGTGGCGCTGTGGGAGACGACGCGGGCGGCGCACGAAGCGCTGGGCGATCCGAACTTCGACCAGCTGGTGCCGCGGCCTCCCGCTCCCGACCTGTCGGTCGATCCGAAGGAAGAGTTCGTGAAGCTGCTGCACGGGGAAGAGATTCACGTCAACCCGCTCGACAACGACCAGCTGCACCTGATCCGGCACTATTCAGACCTGCAGAAGGCCGAAACCGATCCCAACAAAGACCCGGACGCGATCAAAAAGCTCGTCGTGCACTATCACGAGCACATCGCGCAATTGCAGCAGAAGAAGATGCAGCAGGCGGTGCTCGAGCAGGCGGCGCACTACGCGGCGAAGCTGATGCAGCCGGGGGCGGGGATGGCGCAGCCGGGCGGGGCTCCGGCTCAACCCGGCGGGGGCGCGCCGCTGCAGATGCCGCAGGGGCTTTTCGGCGGCAATATTACCCAGCCGCCGGGGAATCCGCAGGCGGCGGGGCCGTTCCTGTATTCAGGACACCCTGAGAATCTTCACGGCAACTCCTGATGGAAATCGCGCAAACGCCGGCGAAGCTCGACGACTTCGACGTGAGGCAGCTGAAGGAGATGCTCGCGTCGCGGCCGTTCGCGCTGGTGCGCCAGCGTCTGGCGGCCGAGCTCGAGCGCCAGCGGGGGATCTGCGAGCGGGGTGACGCGCCGCTCGAGATTCACCGGGCGCAGGGCGCGGCGCAGGCGCTGCGGACGGCGCTGGCTCTGCCCGAACGGGTGCTCGAGGAGATCACGGCCAGCGTGAAGGGCGGCAAGTGAGCGGCGAGACGCGGCTGTGGAAGGCCTCGGCGGTTCTGGTGATGGCGGTTTACGGGGGGCTGGCTTTTTACTCCTGGGTGACCGAGCCGGTCCGCGACGCCTGGGCGCGGTGTTGTCGAACTCATATCCGGTATGCCTCTGGACAGCGAAATCCGGCAGATTCTCGTTGACGGGTTCGACCGCCTTTCGGACGGCCTGACCGACATGAGAGCGGTGATCAGGGACCACGAAGACCGGCTGCGCAAGGCCGAGATGACCATCGCGCGCACGCTGGGCGGGGTCGGGATCATCGGCTTTCTGCTGGGCCTGTTCGGATTCATTCTCAAACACTAATGGCAACGACACCGACACCTTCACCTTCACCGACGCCGGACCCGTCTCCTTCGACCCAGGCAACGAGCAGCGGCCAGGCCTTATCACCGGATAAGAGCACTGACGCGGCTGCGCCACAGGGTCAGCAGGGCAGCGGCAAGGCGACCGCGCTGAAAAGCATCGTGGCGATTCTCGCCGGCGGCGGGCTCGCGTTTCTGACGGGCCTCGGGCAGGGGCAGTCGCCGGCGGCCTCCGGCATCTCGGCCGGCGCGGCGGCGCTCGCCACCCTGATCGCCTACCTCACGAAGAGTCCTATTGTCTAGTCCGGCCTTCGCGGTTCCGGCGGTCGCCGTTCTGGAAGACCGCTGTAACTTCTGCTCGAAGATGCGGCCCAGGTGGCGCGTGCACCAGCTGACCGAAGCGCAGACCATCTGCGATTACTGCGTCGAATGGCATAACCACGCGATCGAGTTCCTCGCGGGCGCGGCGCCGAAGGGCTGCTCGGCGTGCGGAGCCACGTGGCAGTTTCTGCGCGATAGCGCGCCCGGCGTCGAAGTAAGGCTGTATGTCGTACCGCGGGATGGCATCTACCAGTTGCTCTGCGGGCCTTGCGTCAGGCCGTACACGGCGCAACGCGCAGACCTGTTCCGCGGCACGGCATACGGACAACAAGCCCTGAAAATATGACGCAAACCACGGTATCGGCGACGCCGCAGTCGCCTCCTTCAGCCGCGACTCCCGCGGCGCCGCCGCAGCCGGCCATTGACGCAGCCGCTCTGCAAAGGCAGATCGACGAGCTGAAGCAGTCGCTCGGCGAGAAAGACCGGGCCATCGAGTTCTGGCAATCGAAGTCGGCGAGGCCCGAGCCCGCCGCCAAAGCGGAGCCCGTCGAAGAGGAGCCCGAAGCGGACGTCCTCGACGTAATCACCTCGAAAGGCGCGAAAGGCCTCGACGAACTGCTGGCCAGACGCGGCTATGTGCGCAAGAGCGAGGTCGAGCAGATCACGGACGCGAAAGCCCAGGCCTTCGCGAAAGAGCAGCAATTGCTCAAGGAATATCCGGAGCTGGGCGACCACAAGAGCGACTTCTTCAAGGCCACGGCGCAGCATTACGGCCATCTGGTGAAGTCGGGCGTGGCGCCCGCGGTGGCGATGGAGCTGGCCGCCGAGCGCACCGAACTGGCGCAGATCCGCGACGGCAAGCGGCTGACGCCGCAGCAGAAGAAGGAAGAAGACAAAGCCCAGCGCGAGCAGGAACGACGCGCGCGAGCAGCCGCTCAGGCGGGCGATCGCGGCGTGAGAACGCCGGCCGAGTCCGAAGAGGACGAAGACCTGACCGCCGAGCAGAAGCACATCGCGGCCGCCATGGGCATTTCGGAAGAGGCCTATAAAGCGCGCGCCAAAAAAGGCGTAGCCATGCGGGGGGTGAAGTAAGCGATGTCCCTCAAAAACCAGGCGACGAAGAAAAGAATCATCGATCCCGCCCAGGCGGCCAACGAGGCGATTCTGGCCGAGCGCCAAAAGCGCATCGAAGCGAATCGCAAGCCGGTTCCCGATCTGGGGCTCGGACTGGAAGAGACGCCGGTTTCAACCGCTGCGGAGTTTCTGGCCGACGAGTTCGACAAGAAGGCGTTCGGAGCTCCGGCCGAGACGGTCAGGCGGCTGGTCTACGGGCCGGACCCGCTGTTCGATCAGTGCCCCGGTTTGAGGTCCATGATCGAAAAGACCGGGCTGCACGATTACGCGGCGGCCACGACGCGAGCCATCCGCGAAAAGGGCGCGATGGCGGTAGCGGACGGCGTGCTGCGGCAGGGCCTGCAGAAGGCCATCTCGAAATTCGGCGTGGATAAAGTCGCCGAGGCCTTCGCCGAGCGGATTCTCAAGATTCCGTGCCGCGAGGTCGAATACGAGATGGACCGCGACGTGGACGTGGAAGTGGCGGGCTCGCGCGTTTTGAACGACGCGGTCGACCGCTACGGGCGTCCGGGGATGAGCTACAAGTTTCTCTCCCAGCGCTGCTGCGACGTGCTCGGCCTGCGCGGCTACCAGATCGTGAAGGACGAGAAGGGCGATCCGGTGAAGGTCGGCACGCTGATGCTGGGCGAGATCCCGCAGGGGATCGCGGAGCGGCGGCGGGCTTACTACGAGAAGCAGTCCACCGACGCCATCGCGCAGGAAGTCGAAAAGTATCAGGACGAGGCCGAGCGCCTCGCGCACAACTCGGGGCATCGCGGCGTAGGGCCGCTGAGGGCGAGCGACATCATCACCGCCAACGCCACCGAGAACGAAGGTTTTCTGGGCCAGTCGAGGCCCGCAGGTTTTTCAATCGAAGAGGTCACCACCTAAAAAATGGCCAATCCAAATAATCCGTTCGGGTTCCGCCCGATCATCCGCCTCGGAGGAGGCCCGTACTCGGTTACGGAATACGGCAAACCGAGCGCCGATGCGAACGCGATCTTCGCGTTCGATCTGGTCGGCTATCTGACCGGCGCTCCGCTGGCATTGCCCGAGAACGCAAATTACAATCTGCCGCGCATCCAGTCGGGATCGCAGCTCACGCCGGGAACGAGTCTCTGGCTGGGCGCATCGCTCGCTTACGGCGCGGCGTCCACCGGCACCGTTCATCCGGTGACCGACGAGATCGACGTGGTTTACATCGCGCAGGCCGACGGCAGCGTGACGACCTCGGCGCACGTGCACAAGAACGCCAACGTGCAGTTGTCGCAGGCCGGTTCGACCACGACGAAGCAGTCGGGCATGCAGGTGAATTCGAGCTCGATCGCGACCACTTCGTCGCTCGATCTGCGCATTCAGCGGATTTCGATGATCTCGCCCAACGCCGAAGGCGCCAACGCGATTCTCGAAGTAACCATCAACAAGCACGCGATGGCGCAGGCCTCGGCGGGCGTCTAAGGGATTTTTTGAACCGCGCACAACGGGCCGCTCGCGTAGCGGCCTGTGCGCTCGGCGATTTCAAAAGGAACTATAAGAAACGATGTTCATCAGAACACTTTTTCCTGATCTGTACCTTCAGTCGATGCTTCCGGCCATCGACGAGGTCGTGATGACCAAGTACAGCCGCTATCCGGACGAGTTCTCGGAAGTCTTCCGCATGGAGTCTTCCAGCCGCTCGATCGAGCAGACCACCGAAGTCTCGGGCTTCGGCCAGTTCTCGGTCGTGGCCGAAGGCGACACGACTCGCTACGACGAGGCGCTGCCGGCCTTCAACAAGAGCTACGTGCACGCGCAGTACGGCCTCGGCTTCAAGGTCACGCGCGTGGCGATGGACGACGACAAGTTCGGCGTCACCCGCAAGCTCGCGACCGAGCTGGGACGCTCGGCCAAGGAGACCGTCGAAGTGGCGGCCGCCAACGTGTTCAACACGGGCTTCACTTCAGCCACGGGCCCGGACGGCGTGGCGTTGTTCTCGACCGCGCACCCGCTGGTCGGCGGCGGAACGCAGACCAACAAACTGTCCTATGCGACCGATCCGGACGTCACCTCGATCCAGCTGGCGCTCACGGACATCCGCAACACGGTGGATCACCGCGGCAAAAAGCTGCGCATTCCGCCCAAGAAAATGATCGTGCCGCCGGCTCTCGAGTTCGTCACGGCCGAGCTGCTCGGCGGAAACGACCGGCCGGATACCGCCAACCGCGCCATCAACGCCTTCAAGCGGCGCTCGGGCATGCCTTCCTTCGATTCGTGGATGGTGTGGGATTACCTCACCGACCCGAACGCCTGGTTCATCCAGTGCGAGAAGGAAGACACCGAGCTGCGCTTCTACTGGCGCGAGCAGTTCAACACGGTGCACGATATCGATTTCGATTCGCGCTCGGTGAAGACTGCCGGCTGGATGCGCTTCAGCGTCGGTTTTAATGGGTTCTACGGAGTGTATGGGATTCCGAGCAGCTAAATCGTCGAACAGTTAACTTAGGGCCGCCGGAACTCCCGGCGGCCTCGTTTCCGTTGAGCTGGCCTTTGAGCCAGGGGGGAAAAACTTTTAAATGGCTTTATTCAAAGGCAATCTGCCTAACCGCACGCGGCTCCGGCTGCTGGACCTGATGCCGAAGGGCACGCTGGGCGCGGGCAACGAAAAAACGCAGATCGGCGACGGCAAGGACGTGCCGCTGGTGATCTCGGTTCCCGCGGCGCAATCGGTCGATTCGCTGCAGATCCAGAACCCGGGCGCGGCGCCGGTCAATCTGTTCCGCGTGGATCAGTCGGGCAACGTGTACGGCTCGGGCGTGTCGAACACGCCGCTGCAGCAGGTGGCGCAGGTCACGCTGACGTCGGCCAACATCCTCGGGATGAACACGACGCCGGTGTCGATCCTTCCGGCGCCGGCCGCAGGCCAGGTTCTGATGATCGATGCGATCTTCGTGCAGACCAAGCCGGGCGGCACGCAGTACGCGTCGGGCGGCGCGGTGACGTTCCAGTATCACGGGACATCGACCAATCCGCACACGGGCAACGTCACGGCGGCGCAGATCAACGCGGCCACGGCGAAATACGTTTATCTCGGACCCAACACCTCCGGCGCGATCGACCTGAGCGCGGTGGCGGGACTCGGGCTCGACATCACCAACGGCACCGGAGCCTTCACCACGGGCAACGGAACGGCGGTCGTGACGGTTTACTACACGACCATCACTCTAAGCTGATGTCCGTAAAAATCAAGACACAGCGGGTTCTCCTTTCCTCTGCCACGCGCACGTCGACGACGGCGTGCGCGAAGCAGACGGACCCGGTCGAGCAGTGCTGCCGGGTGTACCTGTCGGTGACCGCGGCGAGCGGCACGGGCGGGCTCACGCCGCAGTTCCGGGGCTATGACAGAGTCAGCGGCAACGCGGTGGCTCTCTCGCAGGGCGGCGCGGCCATCACGGCCACGGGAACCTACTGCTACGAAATGATGCCCAATGCGCGCACGGCCTTCGGCTCGGTGAAGGAGTCCGTCGGCTGCTATCTGCCCTATCAGTGGGATTTTCAGGTTACGCACGGGGATTCTTCGAACTACACCTATTCGCTAAGTTGCGAAGTACTGGGAGGCTAAATGAGCCTTCCGGTTGCGCTCAATCCCGACGGATCGCCGGCGGGACTGAATCTCGATAATTCGGGCAACCTGAAGTGCGCCGTCACGGGCGCGGGCTCGGGCGGAACCTCGTCGGTCGACCAGGCGACCTTCACGGCCGGCACTTCGGCGGGCACGCCGCTCATGGCGGAAGACCCGACCAGCGGGCAGCTGCTGATTGCGCAGATGTCGCCGGGCACAAGGCAGCTTGCGATCGCGGGCTCTTTCAGCTCGACGCCGCCCTCGTCGAATACCGCGAGCGCCGTAGCGCAGACGACGGTCTCGACTTCCTCGGCCTCGATTCTGGCTTCGAACGGCTCGCGCAAGGCCTGCAGCGTGCAGAACACCGGGACCACGGTGATCAAGCTGGGGCTCGGAAAAACGCCGACGCAGACCGCGTATCACATTGCGCTGCCGGCCTCGGGATCGGCGGACGACGGCTCGAGCCGGCGCTGGGACGGAACGATTTCGGGCGTGGTGTGGACGGGCGCGATCAACGCCATTTCGAGCGCATCGGGCGGGGCATGCGTGGTGACGGAGCTGACATGAAGATCGAACTGGCCATTATCGCGGCGCTGCTCGTGCCGCAGTTCGCCGAATCGCTCGGCCGCCACTGGCGCGAGATCGCGAACCGGCTGGCGCGGCTCGCCATGCACCGCGAGCACTTACGGAAACAGTCATGAAAACCACCTTCAAAGCGCTCCTCGGAACGGCGCTGCTGGCGGCGATCGCGAGCGCGCAGCAGCCGGTGAAGATCGCGACTCCGTTGAACGGCTCGGGCGCGGTCCAGGTGGACGGCTCGGCGGTCACGCAGCCGGTGTCGGCGGCTTCGCTGCCGCTGCCTTCGGGCGCGGCCACGAGCGCGAAACAGCCGGCGCTGGGCACGGCGGGAACGGCGTCGAGCGACGTGATCAGCGTGCAGGGCATTTCCGGCATGACCGCGGTGAAGGTCGACGGGAGCGCCGTGACGCAGCCGGTGTCGGCGGCGTCGCTGCCATTGCCTTCGGGCGCGGCCCTGGATTCGTCGGTGAACGGGCTGCTGGTGGGACAGGCCTCGACCACCTCGGGCCAGTCGGGACCGCTCGTGCAGACGGCGACCACCACCAGCGCGCCGAGTTACACGACGGCGAAAACCAATCCTCTGAGCACCGACACGAGCGGCCTGCTGCGCGTCAGCATCAAGGACACGCCGGCCAATACGAACAATCTCAACGTCAATCTGGCGGCTTCGGCGGCCACGGTCACGGTCAGCGGGACGGTGACCACTTCCCCGCCCTCGAACGCTTCGACCAACGTGGCGCAGTGGGGCGGAACGGCGGTGGCCGCCGATCCCTGCTTCGTCAACACGAAATCGTTCGCGCTGATCAACGTGGCTTCGACCACGGCGGCCAAGCTGATTGCGAACACGAGCGGCAAGAAAACCTATATCTGCTCTCTCAATCTGGTGGTGACCGGAACCGCCACGAACATCGAGTTCATCGAAGGTACGAAAACGACGAATGAATGCGATACCTCGACGGCGGCCATTATCGGCGGGACTTCGACGGGCGCGGGCTGGAACTTCGCGGCCAACGGCGGCGTCGCGATCGGGGCGGGCATCGGCACGGTGATGGGAACCGGAAGCGCTTCGCACGACGTGTGCATGATCCTTTCCGCCGCCAATCAGGTCTCGGGCTCGATCGCCTACGTGCAGCAATGACGCGTAAGCTGCTTCCGCTCTTATTGATTGCGGCGGCGCCGTCCTGGGCGGCGATCACCTTCGTGCAGGGCAAGGCGTTCGACGCCTCGAGCGGCGCGTTTCCCAGCGCCGTCACGGCGGGCAATCTGCTGGTGGTGGTCGTCGCCAATACGAATTCGACCAATACCAGCGCCAACACGTGGCACGTGGGCGACACGGTGAACGGCGCGAGCTCCTACGCCGGAGTCGCGAGCAACTCGCTCGGCGGGCACGTGGGCGTTTACAACTTTTTCTACAAGGCGAATACGGCGGGCGGGGCGAACACGGTCAGCATGGGATCGGGATCGTCCGGGGTCACTTCCATCTACATCGCGGAATTCTCGGGCGCCGCAACCAGCAGCCCTCTCGACGCGACGGTCGCCAACGCGAACGGCTCATCGAGCGATCCGACGGCTTCGGCGCTGACTCCGACGGTGGCGGGCGATCTGGTGGTCGGGTTCGCGATGGTTTCGGGCTCGGTCACATCCGGGCATTACCAGACGGGCTGGAAGGACTTCTACGGCGGGACCACCGGCACGGTCACGAGCGACGGCTACATGCCGATCTGGATCGTCGATTCGACGACGGCTGCGGAAACCGCCAAATGGACCGATTCGCAGAGCACGTGGGACGCGGCCGCGATCAGCCTGAAGGCCTCCGGCGGCGGCGGCGGGACGACGGT